GGTATTCGCTTCGTCCTTGTACGCTGCGTAGTAGAACGGAGGAATGTAAACCACGGTGTCGTAGTCGGTCATAGAGAAGCCAGCGTCGTCCTCGGAATATGCAATAGCGCCGTCGATCACGTTGTACCGCTTCATGCCACTCCACGGCAGTACGTTGTCAAACGGGCTGCTGCCTGCGGCGGTGAGGCTGGTAGCAGGTGCAGGATTGCCAAATCCGGAGGCAAGACCAATTCTTGTGAGAGTTGTTGCACTCTGGCTGTAATCCCATTCGACACCATAGCCCAACGTGAAGTCGGTGGACTCAAATACAGGTGCCGGGCTACCGAACTGTGCATAACACGATGTATCTCCCTTGATGTTGGTGGGCGAAGGAGACCAACCCTCGAACGGGTAATCCTCTGCGCTACCATCGGGAGAAACAGGCGTATCCTTGGTATAGGTTGCACTACCTCCGTACGGTACATCGGTCACCTTGTCCAACAGCGTAGCACCATTGTAGAAACTGACCGTATATGTACGGGTTGTAGTGGTGAATGCCGCATACACGTTCCGGGCTGCGGTCACGTTGGTCAGTGCCGAGCTGCTTGCGCTGCCGGTACTGGACGTACTCCAACCGCTGAACGTATAGGTGTACTGTGCCGTCTGTGCCTTGGTGGGCGTACTACCGGAGTAAACTGCGGTACCACCACGGTCCACCCAATCAGTCTCAAGCAACGTAGATCCGTTGTAGTACCGCACCGCATAACTTTCGGCATACTGTGCAGTAACGGTCTGATTGCTCTTGATGTTGGTGGGCAACGTACCCCATCCGTTGTAGACATACTTGACGTCCTCGGTGTCTGCCATAGTGGGCGCTGCGATTTTGCCTGTGGTAACAGGGTCGATTGCATTGCCACCCTCTGCCACGGTATCCGTGTAGAGCAGAGCGCCGTTAGCGTTCTTGTAGTAGACGTAGAACGAAATGGTGTCGTAGGTAATGGTGATGTTGGTATAGCGACTCTGCAGCGATTCTAACTCCGTTCCGGTGAGGGACGGAATATGGATCTTGCCGGAAACCTGTGCAGTATCGGTGTTGTTGCCGCTTTCGTCCAGACCACGCATCGTATCAAGGGTGTCGTACAGATCTTCCACGTCAGCGGCCTTGTCAAACTCCCAATTAACGCCGATCAAACGAACACGGCTGTTTGCGGCCATCGCCTTGAGGATGGCGACGCTGTCAACGGCGGTGCTTACGTTCTCCAGACGGAGGGTGGAAATGTTTGCGTAGCCGGGAATGGTAAAGTCTGTAATTGCGGTCTGATTACGAATGGTGAGGTTGGTAATGGTATCGGGCAGATGCAGCACCTTGAGAATACCGCCGTTGGGAAGCGAACAACCCTTAATAGTGGTACCGTCGAAATAGACGTTCTCGATGTTGGTGCATCCACTCAAGTCAACGGATTGCTGGATCTCACCGCTGCCGAGGTTCGGGCAATTCCGAACGTCCAACGTGTGCAACAGAGTGTTATTGCCGAGGTACAGTTCGGTAAGGTTCTCATTGGAGTAGGTCGCCGCGGCATCACCCAGTTTAAGGCTCTGCAGTTTCGTAGCCAAAGAGAACTCGGCGTAACCGACCTTAAGGCCACTCAAATCGCCCACACTCTTGAGCTGGGACGCAGAGTAGATGTAGATTTCCGTGTCGTTCACGTTATCCAAGGGACAACCAAGGGTGTATGTGCTGCCACGGAGAGCACGGGTCTGTACGAGGTAAGAACCGTACTTAATGGACGCATAGATATCGGCGTAAGGCTCGACGGTAATATCAGCCTTTGCGTAACCACGCAGAGTGATAAAGTCGCTCAAACTGTCGCCGGCATTGTACTTGGAGTCGAGGTACCGGAAGCGGTTGTAAAGCCACCACTTACGCTGTTCCTCTTTGCTGCCCTGCAGCATAGACAGGTATGCAGCGGAATTATCCTCGACCAAGGGTTGCAGGTACTTGTACCACGCATCCTCGTTCCAGATCGCCTCGGGCCACTTGCTTTGGTGTTCCTCGTAGGCCTGTTCGATGACCGTATAGGAAAGAACGCCATCGGAACGGAGCTGCTGATACATAGAACGGATATTCTCATAGAACGCCGCCCGGAGGTTGATCCAGAACACGGAATCTTGACCGTTGTAAACATCGGCACCACTGGCGGTATGGTCGATGTCCTCCAGTTCATACCCGAACGCCAAAGCACCTTCGTTGTTGATACCGATGGCGGTATCCATATCGTAGGGCAGCCAACAGAACTTGCTCCCACCGATCTTGGTCGGAAATGCGTTCTTTGCTCGGCTGTCAACCATAAGGAACAGTTCGGTGAACAGATAGTAGAATACGGCGCTGGTCAGTTCTGCGTGATCGTTGATCTCTGCCTTGAACTTCGCCAAGCGGTATTCCGCGGTATCCTTGGTGTAGGTTACGCCGTCATAGGTGACAGATGCAGACAGTGCCTTACCGGTGGCTGCGCTTTGGTCGGTGGTAACAACCCACGCCACAAATTCCGCCAGATTTTCAATGGCTGTGCTGTCTTCCGGGTAACGTGCCTCAAAGTCGTTCTGCCAATCTGTGCCGGAGAAATCGGCATCTTTGAACAGAACCCGGTTGGAGGTGTTGTTCTTGATCTCCCACGATTCGTCGCCCTCTGCGAAGCCAAAGACTTCGAGAGTGCCTTTATCGTTGTTGAAGTTATACTTGCCAACGAACGCAGCACCGGAGCCGCTGTCGTGGAAAATGACAATCGGGAAACCGTCGATGCCCTGTCGGACAGAGGTATTGAGCAACTGGGGCGGTGTCTTATAGGGGCAAATCCTGTTGTAGAGCCGTACCAGTTCCACGTTGTTTGCACCTTCGGAAGATGCGACGTCAGCCTTGAACGTAAAGGTATCTGTGGCGATACTGTCGTTCCGGAGCTGGTAGCCCTCGGAGGTTACGCCGTTAAGCGTAAATCCGTTCTTGAATTTGATCTTGTAGTTCTTCCGGGCATAACCGGCAGAGGAAGTACCCTGCACGTCAGCCTGTGCCTCAGCAAATTCAAAGCACTTGTAGGCGTTCTCCGGATCGGTGTAGTAACCGTCCACGTTCAGCTTGTTACCCTTGTATGCCGGGAGTGCCGGTGCCTGCAGAACGAGGTAAGGAAGATCCGAGGGAAGATTGGCAATGATGATAGAGCCGTAATCGTCGAAGATACTGTTTCTGCCATAGCGTGCCAGCTTCTCGGTGATGTCCTGCGTATCTGCAATCCAGTTATCGAGGATCTGATACCGGGTAAGGTTGTTGCTGTAAACACGGATGTTGTACAGGTCAATGGTGCAGTCGTTGGAACCGATGGAGATGTCAACCGGGGATGCCTGGGAGAAATCGTCATCGTCCGGGTACTGGACAACGCCACTCATAATGCCATTGATGTAGATGTAAATGAGCCGGTTTTCGGCTCTCTTTTCCACCACAAAGGCAATACGAATATGTTCGTTCTCCTTGTACTGGGTGCTGATTTCGGACTGCTCGGACTTGAGCAATGCTTTCTGTGCGGTGATCGTGATACCTCTGCCGCCAGAGAAGCACGACAGAATTGTGGCATCGTAATTCAGCACGTTCCGGGTAGCAAACTCGATCTCAATCGTCTTACCGGTACCACGGAAGTCCTTAGCAAACAGTTTCAGCGGAATGGTCAATCGGGCATCACCGGACACTCTGTGAACCGTAATACCGTCATCATCAAGCAACCAGCCGTCACTTGTCCAGTTGTAGTTGGAGAAAGAGCAAGCCACCGCCCCGGATGCCCAGGACGCAGGCTCCGCTTCGTTGTTGCTTCTGCCGTAACTGGAGAGGTGCAGTTCCAGATCATCAGTTACTGCCTCAACCTCGATCTCGGTCACCTCGACCGTGGTGGTGATCGTCTTGACGGTATCTCCGCAGGTAATAGTCAGATTCAACGCGCCGACATTATCCGGTCGGTAGTTCCACGTCTGCTTGGTGCGATCTACCGTCTGCGTGGAAACGGTCGCCCCGTTAGCTGCCAGTACCACCTCAGCTGTAAGCGCAGCCGGGTTGTAAACAATCCACTCGACAGCCACGTTCTCGAACTGTGCCACCGTTTCACGGTTGAAGGGACAGGAAATTACAGGGGTGGTGTCTCCGTCCACAATGCACATAAGGTCATAGAACAGATGGTTGGACGTGACGGTCTGACCGTCGATCTCTGCCGTGAACCAAATCTCAAAGGTATGAGACCCGTGTTCCTGTGCCGGGATCGTATAGGTCTGCTGTCTGCCGGACACATTGACCACCTGCGTGTCCTGTTCCACGCCATCCAGTTTGTAGTGCATCGTCTTGGCGGCGTTGCCGGTGGGAATGTAGGTGTAGGCGATAGCACCGGAATAAGGAATGGTCGCATCGAAAGTGGAGGTCAACGACAGAGCCACCACAGAAATGGTAAAGTTAAGGCTTCTCCTGTTTCCGTATGCGTCCATAATAACCAGCTGAACTGCGTTTGCACCGACCGCAAGGAAATCTCCCACGTCAATTGTGATATTGCCTTGGGTAACGTCCTTCGTCTGTTTGGTAACACCGCCTACCTTGATGGACAAAGCGCCATTGCCGGTAGCCATACCATCTTCAACAGAGGACCAGTTCGCGGCAAGGGTACACGCAGAACCGTCCGCAATCGTCTTGGACAGCCAGCCGGTAGTGTTGGTGAAGGTAAGCACCGCATTGTTACCGGAGCTGCTACCGCCACCGCCTCCGCTTGTCGCCACAACAACGCCCTCACCGACAATCTCACCTCCGGAGGTAAGATAGAGTTTTCCATCTTCCTCGTTGAAGAAAAGGTTATCGCCCTTGAGGGCAATAGCAGCGTTAAGCAAGGTAAGCTCCTGGTCAATGTTGTCGGCGGCGTATTCTGCTTTAAGGCACGCCGCTTCTGCTCTGGCTGCATCCGCTGTGGCGGTGTTGTTTGCCGTTTCGATAGACGCAACCGCCTGTTCAATCCGTTCAGCGGAGTGTTCAAACGAATCGGAGGCGCTTTGGGCGGCAGCTGCTGCGTCCTCGGCTCTTTGGGCTGCCTGGTTGGCAGCATTGGTAGCTTCCTGCACTCCAGAGGTAGCGTCGGCAACGTCAGCAAGCAGGGCTACCAACAGATCGTAATTGTCGTCCTCGGCGATGTCCTCACCGGAATACGATGCCGGATCCACTTCGATTTCGAAATTCATAGTGGTCAG